TTACGTTTTGTTTCCAAAAATGTCTACATGAAGGAGTATTTATATCTGTGTTAGGGTTATGATACCAACCGCCTCTATAACTCCATACGTCACGCTTAACTGCTGAACTGATATTATCTATTTCGTTCCTAGTATAAACTTTATCCATTTCAATAAGCGTTTTGCAAAATGGTCTAGAACTACCCCCTTTAACTAAGTCAGGGGCGTTGGGTCTTTTCTCGTAAGAATAAACAACACTTATCTGTTCTTTACTTACAATTTCTTGAAGTCCTTTATCGGTAACGTTACCACCATCTAAATAACCGTTATTTTGCAATCCTACAATTATCTTTGAAACTTCAATAGGTTTCATATCTAAAGCTTTTACAATTGCATCATAACTCTCACCATTTGAAAGCATGGATAGGATTCTATTTTGATTATCGTTAACAGCAAATTTGTCTTTAAAAAAGCCTTCGATAATTTCCTCTTCTGTTTGGTTTTTAAATTCACTAGATTTTATAATTTTAACATCGTTTTTAGAACGTCCACAACTTGCAAATAAATCTAGTATTTGAGTTTCATTTTCCTCTGCTGACAACTTTAAAGCTACAGGTACAATTGGCTCAATAACTTTATCAAATAGTTCATATTCGTTAAAACTTATCTCTCCCGTCATTCCGTTAAGTTCTGAAAGTACATAATTTAACGAATCTGCTATATTCTTTTGTCTTTTCTTTACGTATGTACGATTAAATAATTTAAAGTCATTCTCTAAGTCACTAGAAAATAAAGAAGAATCTTGAATATAACCGAACATTTTAGGGTTAATAACAGAATGTGAAATAAATATCTTTTTAGAAAGACCAACCTCTGTACTTTCATAGCGCTTATCTAGGTCATTTCCGTTCAATTGTACGATACTAGGCTCTCTATCTTTACCGTCCGAGAAAGTAACGCTTACGCCACCTTGTTTACGCTTATCTGTAGCGTTTAATTTAAGGTCATAAACTATCTTTTCTGCTTGTTCTTCGCTTTCTGGTATTCCATTGTTTAAAGATATCAATGTACCACCCTTATAACCGTTTACAACCTCTGATAATCTAAAGAAATTAATCTCTATATCAGTCAATATTGAATCAATACCACCGCTATACAATGGAATAGGGTAATATCCTGAAGTTAGTTTTTTAGTTTCTAGTATAAACTGTCTAGATTTAGCTTTTACAAATAAAACGCATTCTTTTGTTTCGCTTGTACGGTTAAAAAAACTAGTATATTCTTTGAATTTAGTTTTATCATTTTGTCTAGACGTTGCCCAATTCTCAGAATAATAGTATATAGTTCCGTTTTCGTTAGGTCGCATCAATTCAAAATCTAAGTGTTCTAATTGCCACTTTTGATTTAATGAATCATAAACGCATTTAATATAATAACCGTTAATAACTTCCTGGTCTAGTGAGTACATTTCGACAAGCTCGTCTAGTGTATATTTAGAACGTCCGTTTTTATTAATCTCGTCCCAATTTTCAGTACCTTCATAGTTTAAACCAGCACCCGAAATAAAAGTATTTTTAGAGTTGATTATACCCCCATGAATAGGACTATTAACATATAAAGACCATAAAAATTGAGGGTAAAGGTTGTCGATTCCCCATTTTACCCACCCTTCTTTTGCTACTGTTTCAACGGGGTCAATGATTGCAACCTCTCTAAATGTACTAAACGTTCTAGCTGTTTGTTTCTCCTCCATAAATATTTGATGTTAATGTAGGCTCAAAGCTTGCTGGCACTACTATAATGTTATCTATAACTCTTACTTTACCTGTCTCGCATTGAATACCTAAGGAATAATCTAAAGAACCACCGTTAGGCATTTGATAAACTCTATATGTATAATCTCCTAACTTTGTAAATGTAGCATCTACACCTTCCAATAAATTAAACAAATTATAACGCGCTGTTGACTCGTTTAAATCATTTAGATAGCAAAATATTTCTTGTCTACCTTCGTCTTTAGTAAACCTAAAAAGCCAATTAACATCAAGTGTTTGGTCTTCAAGTTCTGACAATGTCAAAGCTATAATATTTAAACTAGATTTCGTTATTAAAATTGTCATAGTTCAAAGATACAAAAAAAACCTTATTAAGATTAATTCTCAATAAGGTTTTAATTAATTTATTATTTCTAATTAAGAAACAGGGTCTAACAATGCTGTAATTAATCCAGCCGCAATTTTATTAGGTCTATTCTTTTCTTTACCAGATAAAGTTAAAACGTTACCGTTCGCATCTTCATAAGCTTGTCCAGAATCTCTAACACCCGAAACACTCGCTCCGTTAGTTTCGTAGAATACTTCATAAGTACCATCGTTCAATTCTACAGCGAAAGTAGTTCTAGCGATTTCTAAAGCTTCAAGGTTTACGATGTCAGTTGCAGTATTACCGCTCAACATCATAGTTCCTGTTTGCTCGTATGCTACAGATTGGTTCTTTCTATCACCTATTTTCGTAGCTGTAAATTTAGACGTCTCCATTTCAACAAAAAACTTGTGGATATATTTACCAGCTGCCAATGATAAAGCTGAAATAGTACCATTTGCCTTCGTGATTGTAGCGTCTGCAGTATTCCAAGCGTAGATGGCTTTTACACCGCCTACGCTATCACATACTGCGTTCTTTCCTTCTAGGATTTCACACATAATTCAGTAATATTAAGAGTTTAACAAATGAAGTCTAACAAAGTATTGACCCCATACAATTTGAGTACCTAATCTAAATGAAGCTTCAGCTTTCAATTTATCGTTATAAGCATCATACTTAACTTCAAAATTCATATCATCTAAAGAATCAACGCCTAAGAAAGTTAAATCTAAAGGAATAGCGTAAATTTCAGATTTACCATCTAACTCTGGCAAAGTAACAACTTCAACGTTAGTACCAGGAAGGATAAAAGAAACACTAGATTTAGTATTAGTAACAACTACTTGGTCATATTGATTAGCAGTATTCCAAGCAGTAATTGCTTTTCTAGCTTCAGTACGTCCTGTATATAATTTGATAGTCATTTCGTTATCAAACAATTCAGTAGGGATTTTATCATGTACTCCTAGGAATTGGTCATAAGCGTTCGTAGATGTCATTGTAGCATCAGGTGCATCGTAAGTTAATACGTCTGCATTGTTAACTAAGATATGACGTAAACCATTCATCAAAACTAATTCAGGGTCGATTGAAGAAGTGTCACCAGAAACAACTACTAACTGAGCTTTTCTTTGTAACAATTTACCAAGGTAAGCACCTAAAACAGTTCCAAGGTCGGCAGGAAGTTGACCGTCTTGCATTTTCAAACCTAACTTGTTTAATATTTGTGTCATTTTACCGTTCAAGTCTTCATTACAAAACTCAATACCCATGTACAAAGGTACAGTTGTAAGGTCAGCTTTTGTAAAGATAACAGAACCATCAGGAGAAGGAGTACAAGCAACTTTTGCTTGAAGGGTTACATCTGAATTTAACAAAGCAATCTCTTTCGTTCCTTTAACATCTGACTCTAAAGTCAAAGAACTTAAAAAATCAGAGTTGTTAATCAAGTCTGTAATTACTACAGGCATTGTGTTGTCAGTCCATGCTGGTAATCCAGCTACATCATAATCAAATTTTTCTTTAAGGGCTTTACCCAATTTACCAATTTTATTCATCTTTATTTATTTTTAAATTTAGTTTTTAATATTTTTTAGGATTTCGTTTGCTGTCATTTTAGCAACTTCTTTAACTCCCGTTTTAGCTTCACTTTGAAACTTGCTCACTTTCTCTTCTTTAAGTTTTTTAAGTTCTGAAGTCAATTCTTCAATTTTAGCAAACGTAGCTTCTAAAGTACTTTTCATTACTTCAGCAACTTCTGCAAGGATTGAATCTTTAATCTCAGCGCTCATTTCAGCATCTTCAACGATAACGTCTTCAATAGCAGAAATTAAACCACTTTCATTAACTGAAATAATTAATACTTTACCATCAACTTCACATTGATAATCTAATGCTGGGGCTGGCAACTTGTCGCCATTCTCATCAATTACGAAGATAGGCGCATCAATTGCTAGTTCACCCTCATAAGTCAGCACCGTGCCGTCTATTGATGTAACCTCCGCAAATGATGAAACTGTTTCTTCTGTAACTGGCACATCTTCAAACTTGCTTTTACCAAAAATCAAATTAAAGAGTGACTTACCACTTACTTCTTTTTTGTTCATCTTTTGTTTATTATTTGTTTTTATATTTACTTGTATTCTATCAAAAATTCCTTCAACACTAAACCCTTGAAACTTCCCACTTTTTACTTCGTCCCATAGTTGGTCATTCTCTACTTTGTAAGAAGCTATCCAAGTTCCGTCTTGTAGATTCTGTTTACTAAATTCGATAGGCGCGTTAATACCACGCTTTGAATCAATAAAGAAACTTTCTAGCATTATAGCACCGTTTACTTTATCGTTTTCATTGTGCATTTTATTTACATTGTTCCCAAAACTGTTCTTAAAAAACTTAAGTACTATTTGTTTAATTGTAGCAACGTCAAAGAAAACTTGATGTTCTCCAATATCTGGACTGTTTCGGTAAATCAAAGTATTTGCGCTCATCATAACACCCGTTACAATTCTTTGTTCTTCTTTAAACTTATAAGGCATTGATTTATCAAAAGCAATAAAGGCTTTTAAGTGGGCTGGCGTGTCAACAAACGCGTTATAGTCTACGCCCGTCTCATCATTGTCGTTAATTGTAAGCTTATAAATTGGTAACATAATATAAAGTTATTAATTAAAATTGAATTATTTACATTTTATTTAGATTAATTCTAAATAGTGTTTACACTAACCTCCGAAAGTAGACAATACACTAGCAGCAGCTGAGGCATCCATAACGGCTTTGATTTCAGAGTCTACAACGGTTACTTTTATTCCTGTAGCATTATCTGTAAGTCCAACACTTGACACTTCACTAGTAGAACCCGCACCAAAACCACCACCGCCAGAACTTTGATTTTCATTTGCTGGTGTAGTCGGGGCTGTAATATTACTACCACCCCCTTCAAACTTAGTACTTGCTATTGCTGCAATCTGTGCTATACCTGTGACAGCAGAGAATACAGAGAAAGGCGCTCCAAATGTTAATGGACTTGCAGCAACGGATTTACTTATAGCCTCTGCTGTATTTATAGAAACACTAGCAATCTTTAAGGCCTTGTCTCTGTTAAACGCTTTCTTTTTAATCTCTAATATTTGCGCCTCTGTTAAGTTTTGATTCTTTAACTTATTAGCATCTAATTGGTTTTGCAAATCGTTTAAAGCATTTAAAGAAGCCATTGTAGCGTCTGCTATCTTTTTAACGTTATCTATTTTTTTTAGTAGCGCAGTTTCTTCTATCTTTGCTAGGTCTTCTTGTCTTTTCTTTTCAAGTTCAGTTGTATCAAATCCGTATTGTACAGCGGTTTTTATTAATGCGTTATACTTTTCATTTACGGCGTTAATCTCATTTTGTTGTGCCGTGTTTGTAGCCTCTTGATAAGCCGTATAAGCTTCGGCATCCATATCTTGGATATCTTGAATGTACTTTTGTTTAATAGCAAAAATCTCACCTTGTGTTAGTTCAGTATTTGATAATAGAAAATCCCTTTCTAGTAATAGTAAGTCTTTTTTAGCTTGTACGTTTTGAGTTTCATCATTTAATGCAGCTTCTAAAAGAGCCCTTTTATCTTTGTAAACAATTTCGTTTAAAGCGTCTTGATGGTTTTTTTCTAGTTTTATTAAATCAGAATTATATTTAGCTTTAATAGCTTCTTTTTGTCCTTCACTTGCTTTTAAGTCAGCTAGCGCAAAATCTCTATTTTCTATTAACAATCCTTTTTGAGCCTTAAAAGCTTTATCACTAAGTTCTTTATTAGACAAAATAGTAGCTTCAAAAAATCCAACCTCACTATTATGCGTGTCAACTCTACTTGCTTCTTTCGCTTTCTTTAAATCTTCAAGGTGTTGCGCTTGTGTTTTCTTAGCTTCTTTATTAGCTTCTTTTTGCCTTTTTTGTCCTTCCCTTATTGATTCGTTTTTATCTTCAGCTTGTGCCATATCAATACTCATGACCTCATCAGAATATTTTTTATAAGCTCCGTTTCTTGCAGCCATTGCGGCGTCTAGTTGCGCTTGTGTAGTTTTCCAACCGTATATCTTTTCAACATACGCCTTACTTGTATCGTACTCACTTTTTAAAATTGCTAATCTATCTTTGGAAGCTTTTAATTTTATAGCATTTAATTCGTTTTCACTTGCCCCAGCATTTAAAGCATCTACTAGTTGCCTATCACTCGCCCACTTGGCTGCCTCTCCTGCCTTCTCATAAGCTAATTTTTGAGCGTCTAGGGTTTTATTAGTTTCAACTAAGGCATCGTCTAACCTCTTTTGTTTTTCTTCAACGGATTCACTTTCACCACCAAACGCACCCATAGCATCAGCTACAGCCACCAACGCCGCTATAATAGCAAATATAGGTAAAGCAAGCCATGCAATCCTTTGAATCCTTAAAGATGTTGTAACGGCGGTATTAGCGGTAACCTCTGAATACGCATAAGCTATCTTTATCTTATTCCACGCATTTGCTACCGCTGTTCTTACTAAACTTTCCTTTTCTAAAATAGCGCGTATTTCTTCAAGTCCCGCTAAAACTGCTTGTATAGCTTGCAGTTTAAGAAGTGTTTTTTGTAGGTTTTTATTTTCATTACCAAACAAAGCCATAGCACCTTGAGCAACTGCATAGCCAGCGGCAACCCCTTGACCAACTTGTAGCGCTGTTTGCATACTACGCCCGTCGTTGGCATTATTGTTTATCTGTGTTTGAAGGTCACCTAATCTATCTTTAAGTTCACCCGCTCTTCTTATGGCTTCCTGACCTATTGGACTATCTTCACCAGCTTGTATGGCAATAGTAGCGTATTCCTTTACAGCTTTACTTAATTGCCTTACTGATAATTCGCCACTATCAACTTTTGCATTAAGGTCATCAAAGGCTTTATTAGAATCAACACTACTACTTTTTACAGTTGAATTAACTTCCTTTAACGCTTTGTCTACGTCGTTAATTGCAGAGACACTATTTCCTGTGTCGACCGTGGTCTTAAATACTATTTCTTCAGCCATTAGTCAAAAATTATTATATCAATATCTGTTAAAAAAAGCAAACCATTAGTTGAAACGGCTGGATAAGCATTAGTTGCTGAAACAATATTAACCGTATTAACGTCTACTGGAAATATTACAAACTGATTATCTAATTGTTGGTTTATTGTTGTGTATGTTTTATTTAATGTAAACAATCCAGTTGCCGTTAATGTATAATTACCTACTGATGAATATCCCATAGTCGGAGTTATTCCCAAAGTATTAATTGCCGTGTATGCAATTGTAGGTGCATTCGTTCCGCTTTGTGAAATCTTAGCTTTAAACTGTTTATAGGTTGGTGACCCATCACTTCTAGTAATTTCATTACCCGTTCTAGTGTACATT